GTATGGTGGTATGTCTAAAAAGAAAAATATGATGGGTGGTGGTAGAGCCATGTATGGTCATGGGGGTATGTATAAAAATGTACGAGAAATGGAGCGGCATTGTTCTGGTAAATCTTCCATGTCAAATTCTAAAAGTTCTAAAGGTAAAACAGGAGTTTTAGCAATTTCTATCCAGGTAGCAAAATAAAGTTCCTTTTCTAAAGGATTATTTTCACAAATAGATAACTAGTAGACCATTATGGCTGAAACATTTCTTAATTTATCAAATGAGCTTTTAAGAGAACTTAATGAAGTTTCTTTAACTAGCACTACATTTTCATCAGCTATTGGTGTTCAAGCTCACGTTAAAGATTCTGTTAATAGAGCTTATCTTGATATTGTAAATGAAGAACCTCAATGGCCTTTTCTTGCTACAGGACTTAGTGGTGCTACAGATCCTATGTATGGCAATGTGTATGTAGAAACTGTAGCTGGTACAAGATGGTATTTACTTAAAAGTGATAGCTCTAGTTTAACTACTGATTACAGTTATATAGATTGGAATAATTTTCTTTTAACTACAGTAGGCGTATCAGGAGAATCTGCTCCACATACAATTCGTAATTTAAGATTTACAACCACAGAAGAATGGAAAGACTANTTTAGAATATCTCAGAATAAAGATGACTCNGATAGTCAAAACTATGGAGTTCCTTCTAGGGTTATAAAAAGTCCTGANAATAGAAAATTTGGATTAAGTCCAATACCAGATCAAGTGTATCGTATTTGGTTTTATGCTTATGATTTACCNACTGAACTTTCAGCGCATGGAGATCAAATAGTATTTCCTAATATTTATAAGCCCGTTCTTTTGGCTAGAGCTAGGTACTATGTACATCAATTTAAAGAAAATCCTCAAGCATCTGCTTTTGCATTAGATGATTATCGTAGAGGATTAAAATTAATGAAACTTCATCTTTTAGAACCTACTCCNGGTTACTTTAAAGATGACAGAATAAGGTTCGTTTAGTGTCTCAGCCTTTTGCCTTAGCATGTCGAGGTGGTTTAAATGTTAATTTAAATCAACTTGAAATAATGGGTCAACCCGGATTAGCTACAGAGTTATTAAACTTTGAAGTAGATCCTGACGGTGGTTATAGGCGTATTAGTGGTTTTACTTTATTCGGTGAAGGTTCTGCTGCAAGACCCAATTCTAGTAATAAAATACTTGGTTTGGCTGTATATGCAGATGGCTTAATTTCTTGTTCAGGAACAGGTATATTTTTTAGTCAAGACGGAACTAGTTGGCTACAAATAAATAAAGGTAGTGTAGCAGGAGGCGGTGATAATTTTAGTACATTCAGTGGCCGTTCTAATGATGCACGAACTAGTCAAGGACAATGTAGCTTTGCATTATTTGAAGGTACATCTGACTATGGTGAAATGTTAATCTGTGATGGAGCTAATAAACCTTTCTTTTTTAAAATGACAGGTACAGGAGCTTTAGCAGATAGAACTTTCTTTGCAGGTGAAATAACAGTAGACAGCACTACAGCACCTACTGTTGGAGTAATACATGAGAATCATTTTGTTGTTGGTGGTGCTACTACTGCTAAGAATAAAATATTTTTTAGTGCTACTCTTGATCCAGAGTCATTTAGTGGAACAGGTTCAGGAAGTATACAACTAACAGATGCTATTGTAGGTTTAGCAAGTTTTCGTAGTGATTTAATTATATTCTGTAAAAATAGTATTTTTAAATTAATTAATATTAGTGACAGCAGTAATATTGCAGTTGTACCTATTACAAAAAATGTTGGTTGTTTAGATGGTAATAGTATTCAAGAAATAGGAGGTGATCTTTTATTTCTTAGCCCTGATGGTATTCGTACTGTAGCAGGTACAGCAAGAATTGGTGACGTAGAGTTAAGCTCTGTCAGTAGACAAATACAAAAATTAACAACTCTTATTGCTAATGGTATAAATAATTTTGTTATCACTAGTGGAATACTACGCAGTAAATCTCAATATCGTTTGTTCTACACTAATACAAGTCAAAGCTCTGCAATTTCAAAAGGCATTATAGGAACACTTACTCCTAATGGGTTTGAGTGGTCTGAAACAAAAGGAATACAAGCTACTGGATTTGCAGCAGGTCTAGATACAGATGGCGTAGAACAATTATATCATGGGGATAATGCAGGTTATGTTTATAACCATGATACAGGAAATATATTTAATCCTGCAGGTAGCGCCTCTAATGTAGAAGCGCAATACTATACACCTGATCTAGACTTTGGAGACATTGGTACAAGAAAAACTATTAAATATATTAAAATATCAGTAACTCCTGAAGGAACTATTCAACCAGAGTTAAACGTAAAATATGATTTTGAAAGTACAACTACTCCACAACCTCCTGTCTATATTCTAGATAGTATACCTTTACCTGCTACTTTTGGAAGTTCTGTATTTGGAGTAGGTGTATTTGGAGCAGCAGAGAATCCATTAGTTAGACAAACAGTAGAAGGAACAGGTAATACGGTAGCACTTAGAATTAAAAGTGACGATCAAAACTCTCCTTACTCAGTTAATGGGTTTTATATAGATTATATGCCAGCAAGTAGGAAATAAAATAAATGGCTTACTCATACACAAGACAAAGTACAATCTCTGATGGGGATACAATTACAGCATCATTATTTAATAATGAATATAATCAATTATTAAATGCTTTTGCTTACTCTTCTAGTGATGCTTCTGTCACAGGACACAGACATGATGGTTCTGCAGCACAAGGTGGTAGTGTTGCTAAAATTGGTGACCTTGATTTTTTAAATAAAATTGAAGCTGATAGCACTAATAATAGATGGGGGTTTTATGTTCAAGTATCCTCAAGTGCTGTAGAGCAAATAAGAGTACAAGACGGAGCTATTGTACCTGTTACAGATAATGATATTGATTTAGGTACAAGCTCACTAGAGTTTAAAGATCTCTATATTGATGGTACTGCGTATGTAGATGCTATTAACTTTAATGGTACAGCAATTAGTTCTACTGCTGCAGAGTTAAATATCCTAGATGGTGTTACCTCCACTGCTGCTGAACTTAATATCCTTGATGGAGTGACTAGTACAGCCGCAGAGTTAAATATCTTAGATGGTGTTACAGCAAGTGCTGCAGACATTAATTTAATTGATGGTATTACTAATGGTACTGTAATTGCCAGTAAAGTAATTATTACTGATGCTAATAAAGATATTAGTGGTGGTAGAAATATTACCATTAGTGGTGAGTTAGATGCAGCCACTTTAGATATTTCAGGTGATGCTGACATTGATGGTACTTTAGAAGCAGACGCGATTACCATAGCAGGTGTTACTCTTGCGGAGACTATTTCTGATACTGTAGGTGCAATGGTAGGCAGTAATACTGAGACAGGTATTTCTGTTACTTATGATGATAGTGACAATACATTAGATTTTGTAATTGGTGCTGGCGTAATTGTAAGTTCTATGCTTGATACTAATATTGATATATCAGGCGTAGCAACTGCTTCTACATTTGAACCAGATGGAGATACGGCTGCAGGAGATAATGCTGCAATAGGTTATACAGCAGCAGAAGGACTTATCCTTACTGGGCAAGGTTCAACAAGTGATGTAACTATTAAGAATGATGCTGACGCAGCAGTTATATCAATACCTACAGGAACTACCAATGTAACAATAGCAGGTGATCTTACTATCTCAGGTGATGATTTAGTAATGGGAACCAATACAGCAGGACATATTTTAGTTGCAGATGGTACTAACTTTAATCCTGTAGCAGTTGGAGATCTTTCTGAGATATCTACAGTAGCTTCTGATGATGTGTTTTTAGCAGTAGATACGTCAGGAGGCGGTTTAAAGAAAATAACTAGAAGTACAATAACAGCAGGACTTGCTACTTCTGGAGCTATATCTAATGTAGCTGAAGATAGTACACCTCAGTTAGGCGGTGATCTTGATGTTGATGGAAATGGCTTAGTTTCTACTTCTAATGGCAATATTGCACTTACTCCTAATGGAAGTGGTGTAGTAAGAATAGATGGAAATGTAGATATACAAACAGGTGAAATTATTCTAAAGAATGGTGGATCTGTTTCTAACATTAAGTTTTATTGTGAATCATCTAATGCTCACTATGCTCAGTTACAGTCTTCCCCTCATAGTTCTTATAGTGGAAATATAACTCTTACTTTACCTGCTGCTACAGATACATTAGTAGGTAAAGCAACAACAGATACATTAACTAATAAAACTCTTACATCTCCTAAAATTAATGAGGATGTTGCAGTAACATCAACAGCCACAGAAATAAATGTTTTAGATGGTATTAC